CTGAAACTTTTTCAAAAACTTTTCAAAAAGGTATGTACAAATCTAAAATAATGTGGTATAATAATATTAAATTAAAGATAAGGCCTACAAAAATAATGAGTGTTCAGGAGGAATGAAAAATGAGAAAAGAAGATATGATGGTGGCAGTTGAAATTTGTATGAAGCATAGAGGGACGGTTGAATTTCATCCAGTTGTAGGAACTCAAGTTACGGATAAATATATTGGTTTGATATATGCTTGTCCAGCACTAATAAATGAACTTGTTAAAGAAGGATATTCATTATCATTAAACGATGGTCATATACTTGTAGATAAGTATTGATTAAAAATTGTACAAGCTACCCTGATGAGAATCACGAATACTTGGTACTGAACTTCATCGATGGTTCAATAGTAACATTCAGAAATTCTCATGTAGATATGTTTAGATAAAATTAAGGGTGTACAAGCTGCATCCTATATGGTATAATAAAATTACAAACAAAAAAATAAATGCTTAGGAGGGCAAAACAATGACAGTTAACTACAATACTTACAATGAAGAGAAAAAGGCGTTCTTTAAGAAACATCATAATGATTTTAGATGTGATACATCTTCTATGGATGAGTACGGACGCTACTGGAAAACATATACTTTTGAAGATGGTGCTCAGTGGTGCGAAGCAATGTCACCTGAGTATGTGTCCCAAGAGGTTGAAGTTAAGATGTGTAAGATGAACATCGAAGTTAAGATGTTTAGAACAGAGTTTTGGAATACCGATGATGCTTCTTCTAAATATTATTACGAAAAATTTTAAGTCACCCTGATGAGTCTTTGAAAATTAAGACGAAACCGGCATAAGCCGGTCGGTGGCATAAGCTACCAAATTGTCAAAGGGAGGACATAGGTATGTCAAAAGAAAATCTGCAGAACAAAACTTGCAAAGAGCTCAGAGAGCTTGCAAAGGACATGAACATCTCTGGTAGATGGGACATGACCGAGGACCAGCTGATTGATGCAATCTTAGGAGCGGAAGTGTTGGAGAAAAACGATGAATCTGAAAGTGCTAAAGACGAATGTAAGATTGACAATCACGATGTCGTAGAGGTGGAAGATAAAGTTGAGAAAGAATCCGCCAACGTCGATGTTGATATGGCTCAGAAGATGCCGTATATTGAGAACATTGAAATCGGTACTTTGGTTGCTTTCCGTCTTTCAAATGGCAAGGTAAAATCTGCCAAGGTCACTCGTAAATCTACTAAGAATCGTAAGCTTAAACTTGAGACTGATTATGGTGCTGAGTACATTGTATCTTTTGATGATATTTTGTGGGTACGTACCGGTAAGCGTTGGCCTCGTGGAATTTATAAGCTTTTGAAAGGATTGGTGGATGAGAATGGCAAAGAGGAACAGAAAGGCTAAACTTAGTTCGGCTGAGTGTAGACAATCTGTTCGTAAGTTCTTTAAGAGACAATCGAGATTTAAGCAGGTGCAATCACAGTTCAATGAATTGAAAGCACAATTCAGCAGTGATATGGAGGACTATTTTGAGTGTGAAGGCATCGATAAGTCACTTACGTTTTCGTATGATGATTTAGTCGAAAGCGACTTGGTGGTCAATCGTATTCAAAAGTCAAGTGTTGAGTTCGACCCTGATAAGCTTGCAAAAGCTTCAGGAAAACAACTTGCTAAGCAGGTAATAATTAAGAAGTACGAAATCACTGACATGGACGCGTTGATTGCTTATCTTAAAGAATGTGATGTGGACCCTAAAATCTTTAAGTCGTTCTTGAATGTGTCACAAACAGTTGATACTCAGGAGCTTGATAGGCTTGAGGAGATTGGGAAGATAACCACAGAACAGGTTAAAGGTTGCTACACTGTAAAACGTCAGAAACCCTACTTCACTGTTGGTGTGAAACGAGAGCATGACGATGGAGAACAAAAGTGGTGAAGCATTAGCAAAGGTTTTATGGTATTATAATCTGATACCTGATGTTGCATCATTAAGTCAGAAAATCGTTTGTCCTTTTCATGACGATGTAAATCCAAGCATGATTGTGAATTTTGAAGATGGTTCATGGTTTTGCTTTGGATGTGGATTGACTGGTGATGCAAAGAAGTTTGTAAAGCTTATGGAGTCCAAGTACAATGGGCTGAATGACTTGCAGGCTTATCAAAAATATCTTCGTATTCTGAAATCCGATAAGTGTAGTGGTATAAAACTGGATAGGTCTCTGATTAAACAGAAGCCACTCCAGAGGGATTTATATAATGAAGCCTATGATTACTACCACGGATTAAGAAAAGTCAACTGGAAGGATTCTGATGAATCTGAGGTGGTGGCTGCTAGAGAGTACATGACCAAGAGAGGATTCAAACCAAGTACCCTACATAAATGCAAAGCTAAGGTTACATATAATAAGAGCTATGGAATCATATTCCCAATGCTTGACAACGGAAAGTTCAAAGGTTGGGTATGTCGTACAATGATTAAGTCAGTTGAAGAACGACGCAAATATCTGTACAATGAAGGATTCAGCAGAGCAACAACTCTTGTGGGTGATTATGGAGCTAAAGACTATGTGTTTGTGGTTGAGGGTTACATGGACCGATTGAAGTTTGTGCAATTTGGTGAAAACAATGTGGTTGTTATTTTAGGTTGGAAAATGTCACCTCAGCAAATTCAAAAGCTGAAAGACAGAGGAATCACGAAAGTGATAAGTGCATTGGACAATGATGAGTGTGGTCGTAAAGGCACTAAATTCCTTGAGCAACATTTCGAGGTAACGAGATTCAAGTATCTTAAAGGAATAAAGGACCCAGGCGATATGACTCAAGAGTTGTTCGATAAAATGTTTAAGAAAACTATGGAAATCTATGAATCAAAAACAAGGAGGAAACCATAATGGGTTTAGTCGATAAAATTAAGCAGGATGTAAAGAAGTCCGGTCAGAACAAAGGTAAGTTCATCTACTTCAGAGAAGGTCAGAAAATCAGAGTTCGTTTCCTGGCTGATATGGACGACGGAATGGAAGTTACATTCCACGATAGCTTTGAGGCTGGAATCAATGTTCCTTGTCAGGAACTTTTCGGAAAAGATTGTCCTTATTGTGATGATGACAGTCTTCGCACTCGTTCTCAGTATATCTGGTCTGTATGGAACTATGAGACTAAGGAAGTTCAGCTGTTCATGTTCCCTGTGAATAACTGCAGTCCGATTCCTGCATTGATGGCAATGTATGAGAACTATGGCACAATCACTGACCGTGATTATGTGATTAGTGTTTCCGGTAAACGGCAGAACAAGACGTTCTCTGTTGTTCCTATGGATAAGGTTATGTTCAGAAATGAGAAGGCAAAGGCTTATTCTGAAAAGTCTATCCTTAAGATGCTTGATAAGGCATTCCCTTGTGATGCAACTGAGGATGACGATGAGGAAGAGGATGAGGCACCTAAGAAACGTGCTCCGAAGTCTACCGGTAAGAAGAATACTCGTAAGCCTGAGCCGGAAGATGATGAAGATGAGGACGATTACGATAATGAGGATTGGGGCGAAGAGGAGGAAGACGATGCAGTCGATTACTCTGAAATGTCTGCCAAAGAGTTGTACAACCTCTGCAAGGAACGTGACATCAAGGTAGCTCCAAAGAAACCTGCTAAGTATTACATCAATCAGCTTGAGGAATGGGATGCTGCTCAGGAAGACTGGGGCGAAGAGGAGGAAGACGAGGATGAATGGGAAGACGACTAATGCAATAACTTTACAGCAGTTGTTCAACACTCAACTCATAACTCAAGATAAGCTCATTCATAAAGGTGTCTATGATAGATACAAGGATGAGCATACGGTTACTGTTCCTGTGGATGATGTTGGTTTAGCATCATATCATGTTCAGCAGCTTATGTCCGAGATTGGTGAGGTGTTGGACGCTGATAAAAGGTGGAAATCACATCGCAATGATAAGTATGATAAGAATGCAAAGCTTGAGGAATTGGCCGATTGTTTTGTGGTACTTATGAACATTGCAATGTTTTCCGGATTCGATGGTGATGACCTGGCCAATGCAATTCAGCAAAAGCTTGGTGTCGTATTTGACCGTCTTGAAACTTTATAAGGGAAGCATTCACATAAAGGGGAGGGGCTAAACTCCCTCCCTACATTTTTAGAAAAGGAGAAATCGCCATGAACGATATTAAAAATATGAAAGTGTATTTTGCAAGTCCTTGGTTCAATCCTGACCAGGCAGAACGCGAGGAACGTGTAAAGGCTAAGCTGAGAGAACTCGGTTTTAATGTGTGGAGCCCGAAGGAGAATAGTTCGCTGTCGCCTATTACTGACCCGGTAATTCGTGAGAAAATCTTCTCCGCAAATGTTGAGCATATCAAGTCTTGTGACATTATCTTCGCAATCACTGATGGCAAGGACATGGGTACCATTTGGGAAGCTGGTTTTGCTAACGGCTATAATGCTGGTATGGAGGACCCTGAAACTTTCAAGCCCATCATCATTGTAT